CGGCCAGGGCGAGCGTGAACGCGTCGCCGACGACCCAGGTGGCCACGCCCTCGGTGAGCGCGATCTGGACGCCCTCGACGATCTGCGGGGTGCCGTTCGCGAGGATGAGCACGCCCTGCGGCGTCTGCGGCGTCGTGACGCGGAACTGGCCGATGACCGCGGGCGGCCCGGGGTCGGCCTGCACCTCGCAGGTGATGGCGTAGGCGCCGATGCGCGGCGTCTCGCCGGCGGCCGGCAGGG